AAAAAAAATAGGAAGAGGTTATCTTCCTATTTTAAATTTTAGTTATTAGGTTCTATTTTAAGTGGACATTTTAATTTAGTTTCTTCTATACAATCAGGTGCAGATATAACAGATGTATATATTACTTCTTGTGTTTCTCTACCTCTTTCTGTGTCATGTTGATATGTTATATGTCTAAGACAATTATTTTTCATAACACAATGTATATTGTTACTTGTAATACCCGTACAACGAGAAGTATCAGTGTTTAATAATTTCATATTTCTTTTGTTTTAAATTTACTAATATCTAAATCTTTACGGATAATAAGACTTTTATATGTTTTATAAAATTCTTCTATTCCTTCTTCTTCTCCAAAATGTTTAATATATTCTCTTAATATTATAGTACTAAATTCAATATTAATCAAATCAGCTGTTTGTTTAAGTCCTTCAGCAAACTTAATACCTTTTCCTGGAATACCTTTTACATTATTATGATTACCAGTTATCATTTGGCTCCAGAAATTAAAAGTTTCTTCTTCTTTAGTAGTAGTAACCCAAGTTTCTTTTCTCCAATTATAATGAATACCTTCAGTTCCTAATATATCAGAATCTATTGCACATATAAAACTATCAGGTGTTTGTTTATAAAAAGATACTACAAATTCATCTACTTCAAAATCATTAGCTGTAAATATATTAAATCTTCTAATCAAATCTTCTTTAACAAAAGACCACCAAATAGGAGAAGTGCTATTTCTATTTTGTTTGTAATCTGTATTATATTTTAACTTAGATTGAATTGTATTTTTACCTTTAATAAAACCTATGTAATGAGTACAACCTGATTTTAATAAAATATTATTCATTATAAAATCAGCTGATTCAATTAGTTCTTCTTCTGTTTTTTCTATATAAACTAATTTATTGTTTTCTTTTTGATAAATAGGATTACCTAAGTCATCATTTCCTATTAATATTTTATTACCGGCTCCAATGCTATAAGCAACAGAATCCATGTCAATAATTGCTATTTTACTCATAATGTGTGGATAAATAATCAAGTAAATATTTAGCATAAGTTACTAAATATTCTTGATTATTAAATGTAAATTGTGTTTGTTGTTTACTAACAGCTTCTTCGTATGCTTGTTGAAACTGTTCAAATTTGTCTTGATTAAAAAGTTGTGTCATATTATTTATTATTTTTGCCAAAAATCATTTATGCTGCAATCTACTACAACAGGAACATCTTTCAAAACTTTTTTAGCTGCATTTACCATTAATTCATCAAGTTTAATTTTCCATTCATCTGCTTGATTTTCATGACATTCTGTTTGTATCTCATCATACACAGCTAATATAATCTTTACGTCCCAATTGTTCTGATAAATTTCTTCTTGTACATCAATTAAAGCTTGTTTAATAATATCACCATTTGTACCTTGAATTGGAGAATTTTTAGAAGCTCTTTCAATAGAACCTAAAATTTTAAAATCATCTGTTTCTACTGCTGTTTCCCATTCTTGAAACCATCTAATTCTACCATAAGGTAAAGCTGTTTTAATGTAGCCTCGTTTTTTACCTAAATTACCAAGTAATGTTAAAAATCTTTCTACTTTAGGAACAGCTTTAAAAAACTTTTCAATAATTTCTTTAGCTTGTTTTACAGGAATTTCCATAGTATCAGCTAATTTAAATTCAGACATACCATAAGCTAAACCAAAGTTGATGGTCTTCTGAACATCTCTATAAGTTACTCCTTTTTTAAATGGTGTTTCTTGTTTAACATTTTCAATAGGAATATCAAATGTCATAGCACAAAGAACTGAATGTAAATCTTGACCATCTTTAAAAGCATTTAACCAAACTTCATCTTTACTAAATTCAGCTATAATACGAAGTTCCATACCACTAAAATCACCACCTACTATTTTATATCCTGTTTCAGGAATAAAACAACTTCTAATAACTTTAGCTAAATCTCCTTTAGATGGAATTTGATTAAGATTAGGTTCAGATACACTAATACGACCAGTACTTAATATTTGCCAAATATTAGCTCTAATTCTAGAATCTTCATCTACAAATTTTAAAAAGCCTTCACCAAATGAAGTTTTTAATTTAGTAAACTTTGTATAGGATATTAAAGTTTTAATTAATTGGTGCTTGTATTTGATTTTTTGTAATTCTCTATCACCTACAGATGTTAATGCAGGATCAATAGTTTTACATATAGCTAGTTTTTGTTGATTAGAAGACCAGTTTATTTTTAAACCTTCTTCTATACCAAACATTTTTACTTGAGTGTATTTAGGTCTAAAAGATGTAAATTTAGAATCAGTTACAATTATTTTATCTAAATCATTTTCTAATTTAACAGTTTCTAAATTAACAGTTTTAATTACTTCTTTCCATTTAAGTACATCTAATTTAACACCATGAAATTCCATTAAAGTAAATACTTTAACTACTTCATTCTCAAGATTTAAAACATTAATTAAATCTAATTCTACAATTTGTTCTAATTGTTTTTTCATTATTTGTTCTAAATATACTACATCATCCGCCGCATATTTAATAACTCTTGAATTTAAACCTAATCTGTTTATTTCACCTCTAACTGTTTTATCTAATTTGATATTACAATATTTTAAAGTTAAATCATCTAATCCTAAATTTCTAATATCTAAACCTGTAGTTAATATACATTCAACTAAGAAAGTATCATATATTTGCATTGGCCAAATATTAATACCATGTTTTAATAAAAATCTACCATCAAATTTAAAGTTTTGTAATAACCATAAATTTGCTTTATCTTCAAAATACTTTTTAAATAAAATAATAGGAAATGTATTAGAATCTATAACAAATTGAGTATCATAATTACCAATTTGGTAACACAATAAATCACTTGTATAACAGCTAAAGCCTGTAGTTTCTGTATCAAATCCTATTATTTTATTATTATCAAGCCAATTAAAAACTTCAGAAATATCTGTTTCTCTAATATCTGGATTAGTAAATAAGTGTTTATTTTTACTTACAAAGTTGATCATATTCATCTATTATTGTTCTGTACATCTTACTTGCAGTAAACCAACCGTTCGGTCCTTTCATAGTTTTATACTTTTCCATTGCTTCTATTTCTTTATCTTTAATTTGTTCAATAGTTAAATCTTCATTTAATATTTCTTGACAAATTTCAGCTTCAATACCACAATTAAACATTATATAACCTGGATTTTCTTTACATAAATAAACATATTGTTTAGATTTACTATCTCTATATTTTTCTACTATTTGTTGTAAGTTATTTTCCATTCATTAATTGTTTTATTCTGTTAACATAATTAATATCAGTACAATACACTTTACCTAATAAATTAAAATATTCTTCTTCAGTAGTAATATAAAAAGCTGATTGTATTTGCCAACTTTTTAAATCAAGAATACAATCTTCTATTGTTTCATATTTAGCAAAAGCACCATAATCATGATTATTAGTAGCAAAAGTAAATCTTTGTGCTGCAACTCTTAAACCAAGAATATTTTTATTAGTTTTTACTAAATTAGATTTAAGATTATTAGATTCTAATTTAATTTGAGCCATTATTATTCTGCTAAATTTAATACGATGTTTTTCTAAATGATTTTGAATACAAGTATAATCTAAACTATCATTTGATAAACAATACTCCATATCTACTTTTTTGCCTAAATTATTAACTTCAGTATTTAATGTTTTTATACAAATTAATGAACCTAATAAAGCTCCTACTATACAACCTGATATAAATATAGTTAATATTATTTTTACGTCTGTTATAAAATCTTTCATATTTTACTTTTTAAATTTAATTTTTTAGTGTTATCTTTAAAATTATCAATTAACCAATTTAAATCACTATCTATTCTTTTAAATAATACTTTTTCTTCTATAGTCAACAAATTCATATTGATATTTTTTCTTTTCATACCAGTAAATATATACTTGATATAATTTCTTTCTGTTGCTATTTCTTGTAATTTAGTTCTTGGTTTTTTCATAGATTAATTAATAACTTTTTGACCTAATTTAAATTGATTATAAGCTGTTTCAGTAGCAATAATGTACTTTTCTAAATCTTCTTTTAATTTTTCAGGAATAGGATGAGTACAAATACCTTTTAACATTCCTATATGCTCACCTAATAAAACTTCATATTGAATTTTAACGTGTTCTAATTCACTAAACCCCATAAGCTGCTTTTATTAATTTTTCTCTATTGACCCAAAGAAAAGTATTTTTTTTCAATATTTCTTCAATTTGCCAATTATTTTTAATATTTGTTGGTAAATATAAAGTTATCAAAGAATTAATAGTATGTTTAATAATAATTTTTTCTTCAACTTCTTCAGGTACATAGAAATACATATACCAATCAACTCCATCTATTTTCATATCTGGACCATATTCTTCATGTATTTCTTCTAAAGTAATTTGATATGGTTTAAGTAATTGATTTATTATTGTATTGTATTTGTGTTTCTTTTTCATAAGTATGATATTTTTTACTATTCAAATATAGGTTCATCAACGTCTATTGACATTAATTTTATTAATTCTTCTTTTGTTGAAGCAAGTTCTTTTTCTGTTCTGCAAACACCAACTACACCCCTCTCTCCCTTCCATTCTACTAAATCTAATCTCCAACCGATACAATCCGTTAAATCATAAATTCCATTTTTATTTAAGATTGGCCAAAAAGTAGTAGGTTGTGTTATTATTCCTGATTTTATCTTATTTTCTGATACAGTCCAAACTGTATCTCCTATATTGTATTTTGTTTCTATTTTCATAAGTATTTAAAAAAACTAAGTGGATTTCTCCACTTAGTTATATGTTTAAAAAGGTAAAGGTTTAGTATTAATTCTATCTTGAACTGAAGCATATAATAATGTTATATATGTTCCTAAATCAGAACATTTTTCATCCCAAATAGCTTGAGAAGGAATATTAGAACTATCTACATTTATTTTATCAATAATATCTAATACTGATACTAAATGTTTTAAAGCAAATCCAAATAATACTTTTTCTCTACATTCTCCAGCTATTTCAGAACCTCTATTAAAGTTATGAAGTCTATCTCCTTCTATTGCATATTCTTTAGCTTTAACTACAAGATTGTTATTAATAGTTTGTAAATGACTTTCAATTGCTTTTTCAAATTCTTTTGTATTCATTAAAATCTATTTTTATTTGTGATTTTTTTATTAGCTCTTCTTCAGAAAGTTTTTCATCATTTGTAAATCTTTCATATACAGTTTGTGATAAAAGTTGATGCCATTTTCCTTCTACAAAAACATTTGTTGTTTCGTACTTTATATAATTTTCATCCATGTTATATTAATTTTAATTGTTTTATTTCTGCTCTCAAATCTTGATAAAAAGTAAAAATAATCTTTCTGTCTTCAAACTTCTCTACTGGTGTATAGATAGGAAATCCTCCAGAAACATATCTTACTTCATCATCAATTATATAATTGTTATTAGTTAAAGTATCTTCAAATGTTTTCATATAAACTGAAGCCATATTAGTTACATCCATTGTTTTATGACTATAAGGAGCAAACCATTCTAGTTGGATAATAATAGGATAATCAGTTTTAACAAAAGGTTGAAAATTAACTTGTTCTAATATTTCTTTAAAATAGTCATGTAAAACAGTGACTACTTTAGCTCTAGTAAATTTACCTGAAGATGAATAAAATATTTGACCATTAATAGGTACATATTTAGCTGTTCCTGCTGCAATAGGATTAGCTATTATTTTTTGACCTTTATCATCTAAAGCAAATCCTAATAAATCATAACTTTTAGCTTTATATTTTTTTGGTATTTCTTCTAATTTTTTCTTTACTTTACCTCTACCTGAATCTTTATGAAAATATTTTACATTTCTGGATTTAGAAACTTGTACTTGATAAATATATTCAGGTATTTCAAGTGTTGTTAATTTTTTAAATTGTTTTTCATCTAACATTTATTTATGTTTTTTACATTACCCATTATATTGCTAATTCTGCTGTAATAAAATTATGCACATTAATATGATCTTTTAAATAATTGTTTACAGTACTTATTTTTAAACTTTCTGTAACATTATTATAAAAATCCCAAGCAGAATCTCCTTTAAAATTTACTGAATTATAGATACCGTCTTTAATTATATCTAATTGAGCAGAAGTTATCATTTGTTCTTCTACATACATTCTACCTAATAATTCAGAACAAGTTTTCTTTGTGATTTCTCTATCTTTCATAGCATTTCTATCATGAATAATAGATTCAAAGGACTTTTCAAATTTATCAATAGAAGATACAATAGTATTATTAATAATTTTGTTAGCAATTCCTGTATGTTTTCTAATTAAAGAAACATCTCCAGCTATCATTCCATTTTCACAAATCCATACTTGACCACCAATAGCTAATCCTGCTGACATTGTTTTATTATAACTATTTCTAAATGCCATCATTAATCCTAATTCACTATCAGTATGTTCAATACCGTAATAACCTATTAATTTAGTACCAGCATTATTAGCTTTATAATTACTTGTTTTAATTTTAAATCCTTTTACATCAAGTTGTTCTTTAATAGTTTCTATAATTTCTTTATGTGAAATTGGAGTATAACTACTTGTACTTAATGGTATAGGAATTTCTAACAATTCATTTTCTGATAAATTGTTTATTTTTAATCTTTCTTTACTCATATTGTATTAAATTTATCAAACAAAGAAATAAGATAAGAATAATCTACATCTTTTTCTTTATTTGAAATATTGTTTTGTTCATTGTATTTGTATTCTGTAGAAGGTTCAAAATGTTTATAGTTATTTCCTTGCCAACCATCAGATTGACCTTTATCATTTATAAAATTACTAAAATCTTCTAAATTTTCAGGATTTCTAATTTTATAAATTTTATTTAAAGTAAAACAATCTTCAGCATTATTATTATTAATACATTTATAATATTCTGTCATATTTCTAATTGTTTAAGAATTGAAATTAAATATGTATAATCTTCATTTAATTGTTCAGATTCTTTTATTTTAAATGGTTTATCATATCTTTTATATTCCATTTCTTCTTCATAAGTAGCTTTTCTTATTTCTAAATTATTTAATTCTTTTGGAATTGGAATAGTATTATATGACCAACCATTATCTCTATTATTATTCATATCTTTTTCAATATAAAAACAACCTTTATGAAAATTTTTAGATAATCTATAACAATGATTTATAGGTATTGATGGATTCCAAGTTGCAGGTTTTCCAGAACAATTTGATAATAAAACTATATAATCTCCTATTTTAAAATTCATAATTATTTTCTTCTAAAAGTGGAATTAAATAAGAATAATCAATAGTTTCTATATCAATATTTAAAACATATTTTTTAAATTGTTCTATTGTTATTTCATAATAACCCAAATGGATAAATGGTGCAGCCGTGCAAAGATAATTCTTATCCTCCTCCGGTTTGTCTGGTCTATTATAAGGTGGATAATGTTGATACCAACAAGGATTTTTTGAATCCTGATGTTTACTTATCCCTTCAAAAGAAAATATAAGTTCAGCTTCTTCTTCATCTTTAGGTTTAATACACCATTTTTTTGGAAGTTCAAAATCTATTACTATTAATTCTCCTTTTTCTATTTTTTTTATAAAATTATCTAAACTAGAACTTCCAGTATCATTTGGATTAGAATCAAAATAAACATTAACTCTAGAAGAACTAACTTCATATACAGTTCCTATATTTTTAGGTCCATTTACAATTTTATACTTTAATCCTACTTCTATTTTCATATATTATTTACTCCTAAAAATAAACTTTCTAACCATTGATTTAATTCTTTAGATGTAGGTTTAATCAAATGTTTACATTCTCTTATGTCTATATTGTGGTGATATTTGACATAACCTCCTGCATTATTTTCTTTAGCTCCAATTCGGAGGTCTAACCCGTATATTGTTGAAGTATTCATTAATATCTTATCTCCTGTATATTCTAACCAATAATGAGCACCTCCTGATTTAGTATTATAATGAAAAGTATAATTTAGTTCTTTTAAATCTTCTTCAGGAATATTATCAAAACCGTTTTTACCGTTTTTAACATCAACATCTAAAATTATTATATTACCTGAAGGACATACAGCTAGTGCAAATCCTTCAGGTACTTCTCCTTCAAAATAGGTTTCATCAGGTATCATTCCCCATTTAACAATAGGTTTATTGTTTTTAAGAAGGAAACTTTTCATAATTAAAATTTATACTTATTTTTTGCTTCAGGTGTTGACCAATAGTTTTTGTAATTTCTGTTTTTACAATAATCCCAAAGTCTATCTATTTCTTCTTGTATAAAATAATCATTTTCAATTTCTAATGCTAATTCATCTTCTAAATCTGATTGACTTAAATCTAAATGCTGACTAAAACCTATCAAACATACTATCGTACTATTTCTCGAACCTTCATCAAATGAAAGGTTATTTTCGTTAATAAAATTTCTTAATTTCTTCATATTTTAAATATTAGCATAAGGATTTTCACTGATCCATTGTTTAACTTCTTCTTCTGTCATACCTAGACTATCCCAATCTTTATGTGCTATTTTAGACCAAGTATCTGAATTATTAGGTACAGATTTTTGTTCATTTTTTATATTTTTTAACTCGTTTAAAAGTTTTTCTAATTCACTCATTATATAATTGTTTTTAAAATTAATATTTCTTCAGGACTCATTTTTAATGTAGCTTTCCAAGTTTGTAATATTTTAAGTACTAACTCAAATTGTTCCATAGTATCATTATAATATTTAGTACCCTTTTCTGTTTTGTAATAATTGTCTACTTTAATTGTTTCTTCTACTATTGATATATATTTATCAGTTACAGAAGATAAATCATAACCTCTATCAGTATATTTAACTACTCTCTCAAATTGTCTTAATAATCTTTTAACTGACCAGAAATCATCTTTTTTATAAAATACAGGATTGTGTCTATTCCAAGTACCTTCCATACCTGTAGACTGTCTTAAAGATATTGTTTGTTTTGTTTTAATATCATAAGCTGTTGTTATAATATCTAAATCAAAATTACTAACTACATCAAATACTGTTTTATTAAACTTTTTAAAAATGACATTAACATCTACTAATAAATTATATTTAAATTTAATAGTAACAAGACCAATAGAATCTAAAGATGATTTATCATTTTTGATATAATCATTAAATTTATGTTGTTCTAATGGGTCAAGAATTTGAAACATTGGATTGTATTTCATAAAAAAAAGCAGCTCCGTAAAGCTGCTCTTAGTGTAAGTAAATACATCAATATCCTGTCCTTCAAAGTAATCAAGTAAACAAGAACCGGTTATACACCCATCTATATCTTGCTCTTTAATTAAATTGATAGCATTATCAATGTGTTGCTTCATCTTAATTTAATTTTTCTACTTGAATTTTAGCTGCTGCTAAGATTTCTTTAATAGTATAAATTTTAGATAATTTAACTAAACCTTCAGAGAAATATTCTCCTACTGATTCTACATCATTAATCGAGTTAAACTGATTCATGATTGAGTTAATCTTATCAGCATCTTCTACACCATCATGATAAGAATCAAAATCAGTTGCATACTTAATTAATTCATCAAGTACTTTACTTGTAGGTTGAGCTGGAGCTGTTGCATATTGAACAACAGTTGCTTCATTAATACTTTTTACTACTTCAGCTTTAATAGCTGCTAAATTGTCAATTTGACCTACTACAAAGTTTTTGTCTTTAATAGCTTCTGCTAAACTAACTAAGTAATGTGCAGCTTTTTGTTGATTAACAAAATTTACATGAGTTACTGGTTTTTTTGATTCTGTGCTTACTAAATAGCCAGCTTTGTTTAATGATAGGTTTTTACTTGTTAAAAATTCCATGGTTTTTGTTTTTGTTTTTTATTGTTTATTGATTTATTTAATTAATTTTTATAAAATAGTGTTTACCCAATCATCAACACGAATTGTTGTTTTAGGTTCAAACACTCTACAATAACCTGCTAGATTATTTGTCTTTTTACATTGAGTATGTAATGAATATAATGTATTAACTTTAAAGTTATTTACAAGACTTTCTTTTGAACCTCTCATAAATCCTTTAGGACTGTCATCATCACCAAAACATATTACTGTATTGTATTCTTTAGGTTCTTTAATGATTTTAGCATACATTTCTCCTTCATTACCTGATCCAAAGCTTCTTGCTATATTTATAATATCAGATTCTGGTACAACATCGTAATCTATTAATTGAGTTTTACCACTTGTTATCATAATGTCAGCATAAAATCTCTTTGACATTAATTTGGCTAAACTTGTAATAGTTTTTACAATTGATTCTGGAATAGAACCTGAAACATCTAATATGATTAAATTTCTCATATTATGTTTTATAGCTGCTGCTCCTGTATTTAAACCTAATTGCTTATTAAAAGCCATAGGATTAAATGTTACTTCATCAATAATATTAGTCTGAACTGAAGCTTTTAAATCTTCTAGCCAAACAGGTAATATTTTTAACTCTGATAATCTATCAAAATCAACTAGATATTGAGATGTAATAATAGAATCAGCAGATATTTCTCTATCCCCTCTTGATGAAGAAAAATATTCTCCACCTGAACGGAGTGTAAATTCTTTTAAAGAACCTTTGTAACCTACTCTTTTTAGACAATCTAACCATTTAATAGGAATATTAGTTTTCATACAAGATTTGTATAAAACTTGAAATTCCAAAAAAATAGTTACAAAAGATAATTCTTCTTTCTTTGCTATAATGTAAGGTAAACCTTTTGGTAGCTCTTTAAAATCATCTTCGTTCTCAACCAAATATATTGGAGGAAGAACTACTTTTTTTGATGTTATTTTTTTTATCATTTTTTATTATTTTTTATTATTTGTTAACATTACAAGACGTTGCAATATAGTAAGAAATTCTATATCTTCTCCTTCTTTTACATTAAATTGAGGCCAATCACATGGAGCTTTAATAGTCTGTTTTAAAATAGGTAATATTAAATTTTCATATTCACCATCTAAATTTAAACCATGACCTATTTGATTAATAGCTTTTTCTACACTTCTTGGAGTTATAAAATCCCAATCATTAGTTTCAAACTTTTCTTTTTCTATTAATAAACATAAATGTTTAGAAATATTTTCAGGCATACCATATTTAGTTTTTAATAAATTTTGATATTCTTCTCTATTAAATTTAAGTTCATATCTAATAAATCTTTGTTTAATTTGAGGAGTTAGATGAATTAAACCTTGAGGATTAGAAGCTGCTATAATCATTATATCTTCTATATGTTTCCCTGATGGAGTAATTCTATCTTCAGTAAAATTTAAAACAGCATCTAAAGTTTGTTTTAAAGTACCATTAAATACTTCATCAAAAAATAAAATATCTCCTGGTTTTAACATTGATATTTCTAAACTATCAAAAACTTCTAATTTACCTGTCTTTGAATTAGGCATCATCATTGATATTACCTCATTAGGCATTCTTTGTGATAAAGTTATTTTTACTAAATTTGCTCCTTTATCTTTAGCAAATTGTTTTACTATAGTTGTCTTACCAATACCAGGATTTGACATAAACAATGGAACTGTTGTACGTCTTAATACTGGATTATCATAAGTTTTGTTTAAAATATCAAGCATTTTTGCTTCCATATATTCTGTTTTGTTATTTTCTGTTATAAATTTATTTAAAATACACCATTCTTTAAAAGTATAAAGTTTATCATATTCATTGTTCCAATCATAAATGTTATCTCCATAAGAATAAAAATCTCCATCTCTAATTTCTAATAAAGTATTTTCTTTATATTGACTCCTCCAATTATCTTTATGGAAATGTCTAGAATTTTTAGGTTGTTTATCAAATAAATAATCCCATTCTTTTTGTGTAGTTATTGCAATTACTCCATTCATTGTTTTATTTGTTTAACATATCTATTAAATAAGTATAATCTTGATTAGTATCTTCTTCTATTATTTTATATCCTAGTACATATTTTTGAAACTGTTCAAAAGTTATTAGATTCCACCGCCTCCCCCCCCCGCCAGAAATACCCCCCCCTCCCACATAATTTATATAATTAATTTTAGTAAGATAATTATCTATTGGTGTAGAATACTCTTTTGTAATTTTCCAAGCATTTAAAACTTCTTTATTTTCATCTGTAATTTCAATGTACCAATTATTTTCAGGAAATACATATTCTTCCATTTATCATTTTATTTATCATTTCTAATGTTTTTTCTTCTTTTAACTCTTTAAAGGTATCACTTAAATCCTTAATTTCAAAATAAAATTCTTCTAAATTAAACTCTTTTAATACTTCTTTTGCAGCTTTAATACCTGCATTATCATTATCAAAATTTAATATTATTCTTTCAAATCTAGATTGAAGTATTTTAATTTTATCTTTCCAAGATGATAAACCTTCTGAATGAGGAGCTACAGCATTATATCCAAATTTTCTCCAACACATAACATCTTTCATTGATTTGGTAATAATACATATATCTCCAACCCAATCTAATTGATTATAACCTTGAAGATTATCATGGCCTATATTACATAAAAATCTAAATTCTTTGTTTTTATAGAAATAAAGTTTCCATTTCTTTTCATCAGGAAAGTAATAACCAATACAAGGATTATTGTTAGAATAAGAATACAATAATTCATTATTTAACCAATAATGTTGGATAGAATAAACATTATACATTTTACAAAGAACAGATGTTATACCGTACTGTTTAAGATATTCTATATCTACTTTAGTAAATGGTTGTATTTTACATTTAATGTCTTTTTCTTGTTTAATATGGGTAATTATTTGTTTATTAATAACAAAGCTATTTCCTTTTCTACCTATAAATTGTTCATATATATCATCTAATGCTTCATAATAATTTAAATTTCTTATTTCCATTACAACAGTAACGCAACTATAAGTTTTGTTAATAGCAAAATCTTTAAAAAATAAAGTATTATTAAACCAAAAGAATTTACAATCTGGTTTTTTATCTGTTCTTAAAGGATTAGTAAATTTTTTATTAAGTTCACAAAAACCCAAATAATAAAGATAGACTTCTTCTTGAGAAATTCTATTGAATATCCAAGAGAAATCTATCTTTTCTGGTTTACTTGGGAGGCTATACATATTAGACTAGAAAGGAATATCGTCAGATGCAGTGCCCATTAATTCATCATCATTAGTTGGAGATGCAACTAATTTAGTTATTCTTTCTTTATCTCCAATTCTTAAATCTTTAGCATCTAAAGCTATAAATCCAACATATTTAGTGAAAACTAAATTACCTTTATCATTGTAAACTAATTTAATAGCTACTTTTTTACCTTTATTTTGGTCACCTACTAAATTGATTACTCCTTGAGCAAATTCAGCATAACTATTACCTGATAATATAGCTTCTTCTTCTGGAATAAATTTAGTAAGAATGTGTTTTACTCTTTTAGCTAAAGCTTGTTGAGATTTTTCTACATCTGTAGCTTGTTCTCCAACAGCCCATTCAATGTGTCTAAAAGTTTCTCCATTTGCTCCTTTAAAATTAAACATTAAAGAAGGATCTCCAGTACCATCTTTTTTAGGAGATTTGAACTCTATTGATTCTAGTTCAACTCCTGAATGAATACCTGGATTAAATGATTTGTTTGTTGATTCTGATTTTGTTTCTGTGTTAAAGTTGTATCCTGACATATATTTATTAATTAGTTTCTTCTAAATTATCTATAATTCTTGTACCTTCATCATAAGGCCCATTATAAGGTTCATCTACTAATACATATTTAGGAGTTGTAGTCCTTTTAATAGTAATTTTCAATTCTAATTCTTTAGCCCAAGCTGTAATGATTCCTGCTGGAATATTAAAATGTGCTGATAATTCTTTTTTAGTCATTCCTTGACTTACTGCTTCTCTAAAAGCTGATCTTGTTACTTGTTTTTGTGACATATTTGTTATTATTTGTTATTTTCTAAAATTACTACTTCTCCTTCTTCAGTTATTTTTGCATTTGCATCTGGAGCAAAATCCATAACTTCTTCTACTGTGTACATACCTTGTATTTTATCTGGAGCTATACGATTAGCACCTAATGATAAACATCTAGCCCACATCATTTGTTTAGGCATCTTAACCCAATTATCTTTAGTAGTCCAACCTGCTTTTACAGCTTCTGACCAATAAAAAGATGCTACATCTGTAATACCACCACGATAAAATTCAATAGTAGTTACTCTATCTTTAATTTCTTTACCGTCTTTATCTGTACCTCTTACTACTAATTCATAATCTTTAAGTGTTTTATAGCCTACACCATTAGCCCATAATAATCCACCTAAAGCTTTAGCTGATAAAGCTAATCTACCTTGAATAGAGTAAATTTGATGAAATGCTTGCATAGGTTTTAAACCTAAATCTTTACCAAATTGAGCAATAGTAAATGCTTGTTCAATTGTTTTAATGTTTGCTGGTAAACTCTTACTATCAATAAGAATTTGTAATTGTTCCATCTCTGTCTTAGGAACTTCTCTAATTGTTACTTCTGTTGTCATATATTTAAATTTTTGTAAGTTTCTTCTGTAATTGCTGTTGCTTCTGGTAATTCTTCATAATAGGTAGTTGCACCATTAAAGTATAATGGAATATAAGCATTTGCTAAACCGTAATGTCTGTCTTTTAATATTTTCATTGATACATACTTATCTCTAAATCTCTTAATATCATAACCTCTGTGTCTTGTCATATTATATCTAATAGGGCTAAATAATCCCATAATAAAATGATAATCTCTAGCTGTTTCCTTACAATTAGCTAAACCTGGAATGGAAGGTTCCAGTTTCTCATCTATTGATTGACCTTGATAAAATTCTTGTTTATCATTAGTCATATCTTGTTGTTGAACAGCTATAGTTACACAATTAAGTTTTTTAACAAAATGCTTTAAGCAATAATGTTTACTAAAATGACCTATTGTTTCATATTGAGTTTGTCCTTTTTCTGAAGTTAAAAGACTTAAATGATCAATAATAACAAATACCCATAAATTAGGATTTTTAGGAATATATTTCTTAGATACTTTTTCAGAAACTTCTTCTTCAAATTCTTCTACACCAATCGTTAAATGAAAATCATGAACAACTTTGTAAATACCATAAGGATTATAAACATGGTCAACAACGTCTATTTTGCTAGACATATCATCAACCCATTCTTTACATTGTTTTATTTGTTCTAAAGTTTCATCACTTAATGTATAATTACCTAATGATTTTAACTGTGCAAGTGATAAAGATACGGAATATATTTCATATAACAAAGAAGAAATCATTGATAACCAAAATTCTTCTTTACTTTCTTCAAGAGCAAAATACATTATTTTATAATCTATTTCAGGATGTTCTTTAATGAATTTATAAACTGAAATAACTGATAAAAATTTAGTTAATTTTGTTTTACCTACTGAAGTTGCAGCTGTTACACAATAATAATGTCCTTTTTCCCAACCTGGAAACAGATTTGATAATCTTTTAAATGGAAATAATACTGAAGTTACTTTACCTTCTTCTTTAGCTCTTTTATTAGCTTCAATATTCTCAATTAATTTATTAAATATCTGTTCCTGTTCCATAAGATTCCTCCATTATTTTTCTAATACTATTTATGATTGCTTCATTCAAGAAATTATCTAGTTTGTATTTACAAAGACCTTTATCTACACCAAATTGAATAATAGTTTTTATTTCTTCATGTTTAATAATACTATTCTTAATTAATTTGACATATTTTTCTCTAAGTTTATCTAAATCTCCAGACTTTGTAAACCAAGTTGTTCCTTCTACAGTTACAGTATCAGGATAAATTTCTAAAATTTCATCAAATGCAAAACTAGCATTAATAAACATAATATCAGAGAACTTTTGTGTAAGTATTAGTTGGTCAATAGAATAATTCATTGTTTTGTCTGGTTGCAATGATTCTATACCCCATAAATACTCTTTATCTATTAAATCTTTAATCTCTTGTTTTGTCCAGCCAGCACCTTTTGTAAAATTAGGGTTTTTAACAGTCTTACCCTCTTTTTTAATTGTTTCTGAACCAGCTTCTGACCACTTATAGATATTACCTATAGTTTTAAATCTAAGTTTATCATTACTTTTAAACATAGATTCAGAATTTAACAAATGAAGCAACAGAAATTGATTCGTACTTAACTTGTGTTTAATTAGAAATGCTACATAATCGTCACTATTTTGTAAAATATTCATACTTATATAATTAGTAATCTATTAAAAGATAGTTACTTGGAGGATTATATAACATTTTTAATTAAAACAACCAATTAATTATTCGTCTAATAAAACTTACTTTAACTTTATTTTTTTTTGTTCTTTGTTTTTGTCTAGCTGTTGTATTAGATTTAGTAACTTTAGTTCCAACAGTTTCAGCTAATTTATGAGTAACAGGTATTTTTTCATTCCAAACAAAATGATTATTTTCTAAATTAAATTTAATAATACCATCTATTTGTAAATGATATACTAATCTATTATCAATATGTAGATTTTGAACTATTTGATTTTTAGTTTTAGGTTTATAATTATCTACATAATTTTTAACATGACTTATTTTGTCAAAATATCTTTTTGTTATTTCTTCTTTATTCATATTTAATCCTCTCTTTTTTCGTTAAATTCTACTTTATTTTTCATTACTTGCTGCCAATCAATACCGAAATGTTTAGCCATTGAAAAGCATACAAGCATGATGTCTATTAGTTCTCTTATGTCAATCCTTTCAGTTCCACAATTATATTCATAACTATCAACTAACTCTTTTAATTCTTCCTTTATCTTATCAATACAATCACTTAAATCGGTGTCAGGTGTTATCTGCCCTCGTTTTATTTGAGCAGAATAGTTACGGTCTATTAGTTGTTGAATGTCGGTTTTATTTTCCA